CAATGTAAAGGACGACCCAGAGAAATTGGGTAGAGTCAGGGTTAGGGTTTTCGGTGTATATGATGAAATTCCTGACGAAGACCTACCTTGGGCCCAGATAGTTGTACCTGTCACTACGGGTATCCATAAGGGACAGGGTCAGAACCTAGGTATCCTAAAGGGTACACAAGTGTTCGGTATGTTCCTTGACGGGAAGAACTCTCAGTTGCCTATGGTGATTGGCACTGTACCCAAAACAGGGGATACGAACGAGAAGGCAAAGGAGAACTACCCTCTCAATAAGGTATACGAGACAGAGACCGGACATTATAAAGAGTATGATGATACGCCTGGCGCTGAACGTATCAAAGAAAAGCATAAAGGGGGTGCGTACTATGAAATGGATAAGGATGGTAATATCTCCATATATGTACCCGCAAATGGGGATAAACCAGTCTCTATAAATTTAACTGTGGGTGGAAGTCACGGTAAGGTTTCGGTGTCTGCTAATACAGTAAACATTAATGGTAGCGAATTTATAACACTAAACTCGGGCGGATAATGTCTAATGGCTGATTCAGAAGAGTTTCCGGTAGTAGATACACCGGTATTACAGATTAAACCACCTAATCCAATAGCGTCAGTATCTTCGGTCAGTAAAGGACAGTTAGATGTATTAAAAACCTTGAGCGTGTTAGCGGTAGATCAACTTTCCATATTAGAATTAGGAATTGAGATACCGTGCGAGGGTGGATTCCCTCCTACTCGTGCGGACATTGTCAAAGAGTTTAATAAGTTATCTAACATCCCAACGCAATTAAGACAAAATATAATCGACCTTAAAGATCAATTCGTCGACGAGGTTGATGCTGAAGCACAAGAGCTTATAGATCAATTACAAGATATTATTACCGAAGTAGAAACTACTATTGAACAGGTATCAGATTTACTTGCTCCGTATTGGGACAAAGAAGGGAAGATTCGAAATTGGGAAAAGGAGGCGGACGATGCCTTCAATGAATTGATTCAAGATTATCAATTATTCATCCCAGTCAAGATCGCGGAACTAATATCTAAACTGTTACCGGTTGACTTCAATTTGAATATAATGGGGATTGAAATAAACCTTTTAGAAATATTCACTGAGGAAGAACAGGCCCGAATCAAACTACAGATTGAAGAAAGACTTGACGAACTATATCTATTAATTCCAGAACCTCTCCGGTCATGGGATGGTACGTACGGTGTAAAGTGCCGCGAGTGGAAAGCGAAAATCACTTGGCAATATATCAAGTCTGAAATGATGAATGCGGTTACCAATCTGGTGTGGGATCTGTTTAACAAACTCATCAAAAAATTTAAAGAGATTTGGGACGCATTAGGATTACCTTCACTCCCAGACCTATTGAACTTTGATATCAATGAATGGATAGATTCTACTATCAAACAGATAGAGGATGAAGTTAAAGATAAGATTGCCGAAGTCAATCAACAAATAGAACGAGTTGAAGGATTCTTCGAAGGCATGTCGGAACCCGACCTAGATGCTGAGAAGGCTAAACTTCAAGGTAAGGGTTATGCGATGATTGCTGACCAATTGAAAGAAATAGAAATTCTTGGTTTCAACGTATATGATGATATCATAGGCGGTGACATGGAAGGAAAAGTTAAATCCGCAGAGCAAGATATTGATAACTTCAAGAAAGGTGCTCGCGACTTTGCGCTTAACTGGCAATGGCATTTATTGAGTATATGGATAAAAAAGATTAAAAAATTCCTTGATGCCATCGGACTCGGTAAGTTGTTAGAACTATTAACGCTAAGTTTTTGTGATGTTTTGGAATTACTCGGCATTCCTACCAAGATTGAGATTGTTGCGCCTTAGCAAACTGTATAAATACTACAAAAAGAGTTGGAAGCCCATGTCAGTTAAAAAACTCACATCAATAGAAGATGGCAATCTTACCACTCGACCAATCACGAGTTCTATTCAAAAGAAAAACTCGGATATCGATTGTTCGTTTACGGTGAAACCATCTGGAGATATATACAAGAAGACGGAGGCCTCCTCTGTGGCTCAGTCTGTCAAGAATCTTTTGTTGTGTAACAGAGGGTCTAAACCTTTTGCTCCGTCATTTGGAGCGAACTTGGAAGGTATGTTATTTGAGTTAGGTGATGAGTTTGACGACGATAATATCAAATCGATGGTACGCAACGCTATTAATAATTACGAACCACGAGCGAAACTACAAAGGGTCGTTAGTAAATTTTCACCCGATTATAACTCTTTAGATTTAACAATCACCTTTCAGGTTATCAGTACATTAGAGCAGGTAAGTTTGAACGTGAATATTGCGAGGATACGCTAAATGCCTATATCAACGTCGGATCTCGATTTTGTAAACATTAAAAATAAACTGAAGACCTACTACAAGCAAAGTGGTGAGTTTACTGATTATGACTTTGAAGCGTCTGGACTATCTAGCATACTAGATGTTCTCGCTTATAACACTCATGTGAATGGTCTGATTGCTAATATGGCTATCAATGAGTCATTCATCACTACGGCACAACTTCGTACTTCGGTGGTTAACCATGCGGAACTTTTAGGGTATGTACCTAAATCTCGAACTGCGTCATCTGCTGAAGTTAAAATATCAGTAGTTATTCCCAACGGGCCTGATATTATATCCTTACCGAAAGGTACAGAATTATTTGCTCAGTATGATGATATACTATATTCATTTAAAACGCCCAGCGAATATACTTCTAGAAAGTCAGGTGACCAGTATATATTCCAGACGGCAGCAGGTAGTGAACTTATAACCGTTTATGAAGGTGAAATTAAAACTAAGAACTTCTTAGTAGGTAACGCTTCTGACGATAACGTATATGTTATTGAAGACGCAACGATTGATACAGACAGTATGGAAGTCCAAGTGTTTAGCGACTGGACTGGTGTAGATAGTTTAAATTACACTAATATTGACAAAGTATCTACTATTGATAGAAATTCTCACATCTTTATGTTGCGTGAGTCATCCAATGGGTTCTATGAGATTTATTTTGGTGGTGGTAGAATCCTAGGCAGTAGTCCTATTGCGGGTAACCGTATACAAATAAAGTACCGTTCCTCACGAGGGGCGGAACCTAATGGTGCGTCTGTATTCTCTACGGCACAAATTAGTTACTTGAGTAACTTTTACTCAGTTAATGTTACCACGATTACTCCAGCTAATGGAGGTTCTGCAAGAGAAACTACTTCGTCAATTAAGTTGAACGCACCTCGTGGGTTTACTTCACAGCAAAGATTGGTTACTGCGAATGACTATAGTACATTAATATCCCAGAAATTTTCACCTTTTATCAAGGATGTTTTCTGTTGGGGTGGTAACGATAACGAACCTCCACAGTACGGTAAGGTATTTGTAAGTCTTAATTTTATTGACGGTATCAGTGAGTTTGCTCAAGAAACTGTTAAGGGTAGTATTAAAGACAACTTAACTTCTAAGTTATCTATTATGTCTATCGACACTGAGTTTGTTGACCCAGAAACCACATACCTCGAATTGCGCACAGTTTTCCAAGTAGACCAGACCAAAAACATTTCTTCTGTCGAAACTCTTCAAGCATTGGTGAATGTCATCGTAGATGACTTTGTGTCAGCTAATTTAGAGAAGTTTAACTCTACATTTAGACGTTCTAACTTATTGACTGAAATTGATAAAATATCAGAGTACATAATCAACTCTAGAATGGATGTTAAATTACAGCAACGTATTCCAGTCTCCACAGAAATTGCGGCAATCGAATCCGCGACAGGTCAACTTGTTTCGGAAATAACCAGAAACTGGACATTAAACTTCCCAGTTATATTAGCTAACCCAGATAATGATGACTATATCATAACGTCTACTGGATTTAAGTGGCAGGGACAGAATGTTAGCATTAAAAACAAACTAGGTTCTACTCGACTACAGTTAGTTGATCTGAATAATATAGTTAAAATAGATAACATCGGTACGTATGACCCAGCTAAAGGTAAGGTATCCCTGATTGCGTTGTCAATCGATAAAGATTCTTATGTTGGCGGTTCTATTAAAGTAAGTGCTACACCTGCTAACCAGAGTACAGTAAAACCTTTACGTAACTATGTGATATCACTAGACAAATCATTATCAACTACAGAGGCTGTATTAGATGATGGTACAACTAGGGTCTCTCTATAATGGCACAAATTATTGGAAAGGAAATTTATCGACCGAGTTTCCACGCTCCCATAGTAAAGGGTGTACTTCCTGAATTCTATCAAAGCGAATATCCAAGATTAGTAGAATTTCTTGAGAAGTACTATGAGTATCAGGAAGAACAGGGATTAGCAACATTCAGTGAACAGATTTATGATTTGTTTAATGCTCGTGATATATCGCACGTTAATCTAATAGACCTAGATACTTTAATATCAGAGATAAGTGATGGGTTGACAAGAGAATCATTTCATCCACAGCAAGACGCTAGGTTGATGACTCGATTACTGGCAGACTTCTATCGCGCTAAAGGTACTGTGTTATCGGTGAATGAATTCTTTAAAGCATTCTTTGACGAGGATGTTGAGGTCGTGTACCCTAAGAATAACATATTCATTTTAAATGACAGACCGGGCAACTCTTTAATAGGGCCTAAGTCTCTGAAGTATATTCAGGACGATAGAAAATATCAGATATTCTCAATTCTTTTGAAAACAGGTATGTCATTAGACGATTATCAAAGTTTTTATAAGAAAATGGTACACCCCGCTGGATGGTACCTTTCTGCGGAAGTACAGACATTAAGTGAAGCACAAGTTTATTTGAAAGCGGGGGATACAACAGACCCACTAGAAATACCTAGTTATGCTATTGAAATACAGACAACACCCATAGACGTAGACCTACGACCCACATACTCTTTACTTGTTATGGAAGAGAATGACCCAGTAGATGCGAGAACTCAAGCACAGAAAGACGCCGGAGAAGGTATACTTATAAGTTCTTTAGAAACTCTAGAGAAATATGACGGTATAACTCTTCAACAGATTGTAGACGACTTCAACGATAGTGTCGCAGAGTGGGTTGGTGTTAAACCACCTACACTAGACGATGGTGGATTGGATGCGTCACAGACCTACGAAACTATGGATGCGGGTGAAGGCGGTGGATAATAAAAAAGGAAATAGAGCACAATGACTCGGCAAATTATTAATACAGGCACCTCGGTTAATGACGGGAAAGGTGATACTCTAAGAGACGCCTCTGCTAAAATCAATGCGAACTTTCAAGAGATGTTCTCGCTTGTTGATATGAGCGCAGCGGGTACTATTACCCCAGAATTTATTTCTAATTATATTGATAGTTCAGTTAGCACTTACCTAAATGGATTGAATGTTCAAACTGTTCTTGACAACCAGAACAATATTAGTTTTCTGGATTCACGCGTCACGCAACATGATACTATTCTCACGACATTAAACTCAAATACCATCAATTTACAGTATGAGATTGATTTAATTAACTACACTATCGAGAACACTCAGATTGGTGATACGGGGCCACAGGGCCCTCAAGGTGGTCAGGGGGAAATTGGTTCTCAGGGTGCTCAAGGAATCATCGGGCCGCAGGGCCCTATTGGTGTCCAAGGTGTCCAAGGGGCAATTGGTACCCAAGGTTCTCAGGGTAATGTCGGAGAGATTGGGCCTCAGGGTGTTCGTGGTATCACTGGTGTCCAAGGTATCCAAGGTAATGTCGGTGAACGCGGTAACCAAGGAGAACAAGGCCCTCAAGGTGACCAAGGTATCCAAGGTAACGTCGGAGAAATTGGAGCACAGGGTGAACAAGGTGCTCAGGGTGCTCAGGGACTTCAGGGTAATGTTGGAGAGATTGGAGCACAGGGTGCTCAGGGTGCTCAAGGTTCTCAAGGACTACAAGGTAATGTAGGCCCTATCGGTGTCCAAGGTGTCCAAGGGGCAATTGGTGCTACAGGTCTTCAGGGTAACGTTGGAGAGATTGGTGCTCAAGGCGCTCAAGGTAGTACTGGAGTTCAGGGCATCCAAGGTAATGTTGGTGAAATTGGAGCACAAGGTGCGCAGGGTAATCAAGGTGACCAAGGTATTCAAGGTAATGTTGGTGAAGTCGGAGCACAGGGCGCAGTTGGTGCGCAGGGTTCTCAAGGACTACAAGGTAACGTAGGCCCTATTGGTGTCCAAGGTATTCAGGGTTCAGTTGGTGAACAAGGACTTCAAGGTAATGTCGGAGAAATAGGCCCACAAGGAATTCAAGGTGTTCAGGGTTCTGTCGGTATCCAAGGTAATGTTGGTGAAGCTGGAGCACAGGGTGCTGCTGGTGCTCAAGGTTCTATCGGTATTCAGGGTAACGTTGGTGAAGTTGGAGCACAGGGTGCTGTAGGTGTTCAGGGTTCTGCTGGTATTCAAGGTAACGTTGGTGAGCAAGGCGCGCAGGGTGCTATTGGTGCCCAAGGTTCTGTCGGTATCCAAGGTAATGTTGGTGACAAAGGTGCTCAAGGCGCTGTAGGTTCTCAGGGTTCTGCTGGTATCCAAGGTAACGTTGGTGAGCAAGGTGCTCAAGGTGCTATTGGTGCTCAAGGTTCTATCGGTATTCAAGGTAATGTCGGAGACGTTGGTGTTCAAGGTGCTGCTGGTGCTCAAGGTTCTATCGGTATTCAAGGTAATGTCGGAGACGTTGGTGCTCAAGGTTCTAAGGGCCCACAAGGAGATCAAGGTCTTCAGGGTGCCGTTGGTGACGTTGGTGCTCAAGGTGAGGTTGGTTCCCAAGGTAGCGCAGGCCCTCAAGGAGCGGAAGGCCCGATTGGTACTCAAGGTGACGCAGGGCCACAGGGCCCCGCAGGTACAACTCCTGGCCCACAAGGCCCGATAGGAAATACCGGTGAACCCGGCCCACAAGGGCCCGCAGGTACAACTCCTGGCCCACAAGGGCCAACGGGTACTACTGGTGAAGCAGGGCCGCAAGGTGCTGTTGGTGCTCAGGGTGCTGTTGGTGCTCAGGGTTCTCAAGGTGATATTGGCCCTCAAGGCGATACCGGTGCTCAAGGTAGTGTCGGATCACAGGGTGCGGTTGGTTCTCAAGGTGCTCGAGGTTTTACTGGTGCACAGGGTAATGCGGGTTCTCAAGGTTCTCAGGGTGAACAAGGTGCTCAGGGTATTATTGGTGCTCAAGGTAACGCAGGAGCACAGGGTACTACTGGTGCTACAGGTTCTCAGGGTATTGTTGGAGCACAAGGTAATGCGGGTGCGCAGGGTGCTATTGGTGCCCAAGGTATCCAAGGTATTGTTGGAGCACAAGGTAACGCAGGAACACAAGGTGCTCAAGGCGAACAAGGTATCCAAGGTATTGTTGGAGCACAAGGTAACGCAGGAACACAAGGTGCTCAAGGCGAACAAGGTGCGCAAGGAATAAAAGGTGCCCAAGGTAATGCTGGCGCACAAGGTGCTCAGGGTATTATTGGTGCTCAAGGTAACGCAGGAGCACAAGGTAATGCTGGCGCACAAGGTAGCGCAGGCCCTCAAGGTTCTCAGGGTATTGTTGGTGCTCAAGGTAATGCTGGCGCACAAGGTAGCGCAGGCCCTCAAGGTTCTCAGGGTATTGTAGGTGCTCAAGGTAATGCGGGTTCTCAAGGTTCTCAGGGTGAGACTGGCGCACAAGGTAATGTTGGTGCTCAAGGTAATGCTGGCGCACAGGGATCACAGGGTGAGACTGGCGCACAAGGTAATGTTGGTGCTCAAGGTAATGCTGGTGCGCAGGGCGGACAAGGCCCTCAAGGTGGACAAGGAATAAAAGGCGCGCAAGGTAACGCAGGAGCACAAGGTTCTCAGGGTGAGACTGGTGCCCAAGGTTTCACAGGTGCTCAAGGTAATGCCGGTGCGCAGGGATCACAGGGTGCTGCTGGTGCTCAAGGTTTCACAGGTGCTCAAGGTAACGCAGGCCCTCAAGGTGCTCAAGGTCAGGTAGGTGCTCAAGGTTTCACAGGTGCTCAAGGTAATGCTGGCGCACAAGGTGCTCAAGGTCAGGTAGGTGCTCAAGGTCAGGTAGGTGCTCAAGGTAATGCTGGCGCACAAGGTGCTCAAGGTCAGGTAGGTGCTCAAGGTAATGCGGGTGCTCAAGGTAACGCAGGCCCTCAAGGTGCTATTGGTGCTCAGGGTGACCAAGGTGCCCAAGGTGCTGTCGGTGTTCAGGGTGGACAAGGTACTTCAGGAGTAACTGGTTCTCAAGGCCCAGTAGGTGGATTTGGTAATGCGGTTCTATTTAATACCTCAACAACTCTTCCCGCTAATATCAATGCTACAGCTTCTGCTGCCATACGTTCTTTCCGAACAGTTAACACAGTATTCATAGGTGATATCTGGTGGCATGTAGGAACTGGTCGTATTTGGCGAGCAACCGTAAACCGTATTGACACAACTACTGACTCTACCTTCGTGGAAATAACCGCAGGTACTCGTACTTCTGGAGCAGGAGACGGATTAATCGATCTTAGTGGTATCCTAAATACTGCTAGTACTGGAGAACGTATCGCATTTACATCCTCCTCAATATTGATTTACGACGCTAATAACAAATTGCGAGTAAAACTAGGCGAATTATAATGAACAACATACCTCCTTCGGGAGGTATATTTTATATCAGGTAAATTATGTTTTTAATTATAGATGATTTTTACGCAGACCCAGACGCAGTCAGGGAATTTGCGCTCAGTCAAGATTTCAATGTCTCAGGAAACTACCCAGGCCTTCGAACAAAACCATGTACGAATAATGGTGGATATATTGACTCGACTAAAGCAACATTCGAAAAACTAACGGGAAAGACTATAACCCAATTCCCGTTAGATAATTACAACACCTCCTTTCAGTTCACTACCGCACTCGACAAAACGTGGATTCACCACGACGCAATGTCATACGCAGCAGTATTGTATCTCACACCGGATGCCCCATTAGAATCAGGTACGGCGATATATCGTCACGGCCCAACGGGTATTATGAAACACTCTCCCGAACAGATTGTTGATTTTAATAACTTTGCTCATGATGAAAGCGATTGGGAGATAGTTGCTGAAGCAAAGAATGTATACAACCGACTGGTAATATATGATTCACAGTATTATCACCGTAGTGTACTGCCCGGCTTTGGAAAGGACAAGACTGACGGACGTTTATTTCAAACATTCTTCTTTGAGGCAGAATAATGAAATTAATGACCACTTTGTTGACCTCTAATGATATTCCAAAGTTAGAGAGACTGATACGTTCAGTACAACAAGTTATTAAAATAACTCCAGTAGAATGGGAAGTTGTGATAGTAGTGAATAGTAATCGTGAAGGTTATTATGAACAAGTTCTACAAATAGATCAACCGTTTCGTGTAGTAAACACAGAGAGTAATGGAAAGCCTGGCAAAGGTAAGAACGCATGTCTCGACGTGTTCTTAGAAAGTGATTGCGAGTATGTTTCTCAGATTGATGGGGATGATTTTCTATATCCTTCTTATTTACAGTCGTTATGGAATCATGTAAACCATTATATTTATATTGATGTTCTTGGTGTGGTACCATGTGACTGTATATGTGATTGGGAATTACAGTCTGGACATTATTGGTGGGTCAATGAAAAGTATCACGCAAGCGTATGGGGAACTTCTATGTGTACCCCTAATGCGGAACTGGGCCCACGTGTCAGTCACTTGTTCACAGAAGACAGACCGGTCTCGGTGGACTTCATTATACTACAAAGTCGCAAGTCCGCTAAGCAGAGACTCAGCGAAGATATAGGTAATGGAGAAGACCACGCATACACATACAAACTACTAGGTGAGCATCAAAAAGGAAATCTTTGTTACTTCCTAACTATGTCTAGTGACATGTATTGTATTGATAGAACAACCGAAGGTAGTGCTCAGAAAGTCCACAGTTACGATGAATACTTAGAACCTCTACGAGCTGAAGCACTCAAGTATGTCCCTAGGTGGAGGAGTAGTCCGTACGAACTTCCCATCATATATCAGGACTTATTAATGAATCATGTACAGAAACAGCACTGGTTGAACAAATTCTTGGGAACCACTGGCTAAGATACGTATAAATAAAGAATATAATTTCTAACAGGAAAGAATAACAATGCCAGCTATAGTAAGACAGACGATGAGTAGAGACTTGGCGAACGACCTTTTGACTGATATCAAAGGTAGTGAGTCGACCTACTACATTGGTATCGGAAAAAGCGATACCTTCAACGAACTAGACACGGTAATTGCTCCGGTAGATAGTCCCGCAGAAGAGCGAGAGTTTCGCAACAATCTTCAATCAATTAAGAAGGTTGAGGATGCTACTTTTGTCGCTAAAAGGGTCAACTGGTCTTACGGTTCAGTGTACTCTGCTTGGGACGACACAATTGCGTCTGACATTGTTGAACCTTGGACACCTTGGTATGTCATGAATGACGCCAAAGAAGTATACGTTTGTGTGGTACAAGGTAGACTAGAAGATGGCTCATCACGACAGTCGACAGTAGAACCCAACTATGGTTTACTGAATGTCGCGGACTATACTCAACCTTTCACTACACCTGACGGTTATACTTGGAAATTCCTGTACTCCATTACCCCAGAGCGTATTTACCAGTTCTTATCATCGAATCACCTTCCGGTACAAGAAGCAGAAAGCAGTCTTGCTGGTGGAGACTCAATAGAGGACTTACAGTTTAATGTTAAGGCAGCTGCCATAGGCGGTCAGATTATTGGTATTAAGGTATCGGCAGGAGGTTCTGGTTTTACCAGTGCCCCCGACGTAATCATCTATGGTGACGGTACTGGTGCTACCGCAACTGCTTCAATCTCACCTGAAGGTGTTATAACTAAGATTGCTATGACAAATTTCGGTGAGGGTTATAATCACGCATCTGTAAAAATTGTCGGTGATGGTATAAACGTGGTCACCCGAACAGTAATTACTACAAGGAATGGTCTAGGATTTAATCCAGTAGACGATTTAAAAACAAGTTCAGTAATGACCAATATTAAACCTGATGGTTCGGTCAGCGGAACGTTTGTAGTAGGAAACTCTTTCCGTCAGATTGGTCTTATCAAAGACCCTATCGACATTAACAACAATTTATTCGCTGGCACTTCAGCAAGAACAATGTCTACTTTACATTTAGTATCGTCATCACCTTTTGAAGCTGGAAAGATAATTACCGGTGCGACATCTGGTGCTAAGGCATGGGTTGATGAATCTATAGATAACATTGTATACTATCATCATAACGAATCTACTGGATTTGTACCCTTTGAAGATAACGAATCTGTCACTCAAGCTGGTGTAGTCTTAACTGGTCAAATTGATTATGTTCAACAAGGAAGTCAAATTGATAGGTTTTCTGGTGTAGTTAAATACATAGAGAATCGCGCACGTATTCGTCGCGATGAAGAACAGCAAGAAGACATTAAAATAGTAATTACCGTTTAGGATTCATCATGGCAGATTTTACAAACCAAACATTTAAAGAGACTTACCGAGACTTCTATAAAAAAGAAGATGGATACTACCGTGTCCTTTTCAACTCGGGACGTGCTCTTCAAGCACGTGAGTTAACCGAATCGCAACGAATGATTCATGAAGAAATTGCTAGATTTGGTAGAAACATCTTCAAAGAAGGTGCGATGGTAAATCCAGGCGGCGCGACTGTTGATAACTCATTAGAGTATATCCGGTTAAGTCCCTCCAGCATCTACACTGATATCGTCGGCAGGGAAGTCACCAACGGTTCTGTAGTATTCACAGTTTTAGAAATCGTGGACAGTGAGAATAATGATCCAATAACACTGTATGTTAAATACACGGACACTTTGAACGCACAGGTTCTTGACGATTCTGTTGCTCCACGTGTTCTCGCATCACAGAGTTTGCGTTTTTCTGATGGTACTACTACTGGAATCAACATGGTTGTTGCTAGCAATACAGCAGAACACCCATGCGCGGGTAAGGCCACTAAGGCACATCTTGCGGAAGGAGACTTCTTTGTTCAGGGACACTTCGTCTATGTAGAAGGCGGTAGTGCTTTCATTGACAAGTATAGTGGAACCCCAACCGCAGACCTAGGATTTCTAGTCCAGCAGTCTATCGTTTCTTCAGCTGAAGATGATAGTCTTTTTGACAACCAAGGACAGTTACCCGATGTCAGTGCTCCTGGCGCAGATCGTTACAAGATTAAACTTATTCCTACTACACGAGATAAAGTACTAGAAGAAGAAAACTTCGTATTTATCGCACGTGTGGTTAACGGTGTTATTACACGAGAAGTTAATTCCTTTGATGCGTACAACCGCATCAACTCTTTACTGGCACAACGCACAAAAGAAGAGTCGGGCGATTACGTAGTAGCAGACTTTACCGCAATCTTTGAAAACAAAGACGCCAATACTTTTAATGTAGATGTGTCAGAAGGTATTGCTTACGTGGACGGTTATCGTTTGGACGTAGGCGCATCTACTCTTCAGGTACCTAAAACAACTGGAGACTCTGCTCTACGCGTAAAACTTAATGAGAACGTTCCTGCTATTTTTGGTAACTGGATATACGTAGACCTAGATGACGTTGGTTCTCAGGGTTTAGGTGATATCAGCACATTCGGTCGATTAGAACTCAGAGACGAAGGTAATATTCTTCTTGGTTATGCTAACCTACGAGGATTACAATTAGACCAAGTTGGATATCGCGCATATATATTCAACATCAGAATGAATAAAAATCCTTCGACGCAGATTCAATATAACTTCTCTAATGTAACTCATTTAGTAGAAGCATCTAGTGGTAATGAAATACCATTGACCAGTAATTCAAATCTTAGTGGTGTCTATGGTACTGCGGATAATAATCTATTATTCCCTCTACCTAGTGTTGCTGCTAAACCTGATACTATTTCAAATATCGTTTACACTGCTCAGAAATTTTATAGACTAACTTCAAATGGCAGTGGTACTATTTCCATGCCAGCGAACAGTGTCGAGTTCAGTCAGTGGTTGATTGCGGAGACTAATGGCCCTGTTCGTACTGATGTTGTTATTGAAAGTAATAATATTACTGGATTGACACCAAGTACTTCGTATGATATAATTAGTTATGAAGAGATAACCGCAGCGCCTAGAACTAAATCATTACAGTCTCTAACAGTCGTAGCGACTCGACCAGACGCGTCTTGGGCAATACGACCTATAGACCTAGGTGTAATTGACGGGGTATCTTTAGAATCTGTTAAGGTAAGATCATCTAATAGTACCGCTTGGGAAGATGCTGATGATATCACATATCAAGTTGACTTCGATGGTGGACAACGTGATAACTACTATGACATGACACGATTGTATGTTAAGCCTGGCTACTCAACCCCGACTGGTGTTAATGTAGAGATTCAAGTAATCTTCTCACACTTCCAACACTCTAGCTCATCGGGTGGTTTCTTTTGTGCTAAATCTTACACTGGTATGGATATTCAAGATATTCCATCACATACGCTAACCAATGGTTCTGTAGTAAAACTAGGTGATAGTTTAGACTTTAGACCATCGGTCGCTACTTCCAGCACATTTACAGTAACACCTTTACCACAGAATGCGTCTTCTATAACAGTGCCTTCAGTTTCATATTACAGTCCACGTATCGATATGTTGGTCGTAAATGCGACTGATAGTCGAGGAGATATTGGATTCGGGGAACTTCAGGTTATTAGTGGTCAGGCGTCAGAACAACCAAAAGAACCTATCGTTCCAGTAGGTGCGCTACCATTATTTAAGGTTGAATTGGGGGCATATAGTCACCAAACTAGTGATGTAATCACAACAAAGATTTCTAACAAGCGTTATACGATGAAAGACATCGGTAAACTTGAAGAAGGTATAGAGAACCTTTATGAAATCACCTCTCTGAGTTTCCTAGAGAGCAACACAAACTCTCTGGATGTACTTGATGCGCAGGGTCTTAATAGAACCAAAGCAGGGTTTATTGCGGACAACTTTAATACATTCGATTACTCTGATATAGAACATCCAGACTACCGAGCATCGGTAGATCCTGAAGGATTGATGGGGGCATCATTCCGTGAACAAGCAGTACGTTTAAAGTACGACGCAACCGACTTGACTAACACTATCACTAGAAAAGGTGACATTGTAACACTACCGTTTACTGACGTTGCTATGATTAGTCAAGAGTTGGCTACTGGTATAATGAATATTAACCCGTTTGCGGTAATCACTCAAAACGGTCACTTGGTTCTATCACCATCAACGGATGAGTGGGTCGAGACTAAGTTCTTACCAGACATTATGCAGCGAGTAGTTCGTCGGATTAACACGTATCTCCCTTCGTTCTTCACTCGTCGTCGGTTCAGAGTACAGTCTTCGACAACATCTAGAACTATTACTGAGTATATTGGTCGACGCGTAATGAACATCGAAATTATTCCGTTCATGCGTTCACGTAAGATTAACTTCCGAGTTCAAGGTTTACGTCCTAACACTCAAATGTATCCAGTATTTGGAAACAAAGTTGTTAACGATTGGGTTCGTCAAGAACCAACATTCACTAACTTCTCGGACGATCCTACAGAATATGGTAGTGAGTACATTAGTGCGACCGAATACCCTACTGCTCTAGGTGGTAAGTCTATTCTTACTACAAACTCAGAAGGTGAGTTAGCGGGCAGTTTCTTCTTACCTAATACTCCGACAATTAATTTCCGTACAGGAAGACAAGAATTTAAATTGTTAGATGTCAACAACTCAGATGAGTCAGTAGCAACTGCGGTAAGTCGCGCAGGGTACACGGCAGTCGGTACTTTAGAAACAGTACAGAGAACTGTACGTAGTACTCGACTTATAGAGACTACTTATTGGAGAGATCCTCTCGCACAGACATTTATTGTAGACCAAGTAGAGAATCCAAACGGACTCTTTATTACTAAGGTAGACATATTTGTAGAGAGTAAGGACTCTGTTATTCCAATGCAAGTACAAATTCGTCCAGTAGAGAACGGCGTTCCTACTTCACGTATTGTCCCAGGCTCTGTTAAGTTTATCAATCCTTCGAATATTAATGTTGTTCCTTTTGATAACACAACTGAGATGTCAGATGTTGTAGCAGGGAAAACTACTATTGAGTTCGATGAACCAATTTACTTGACTTCTGGCGAAGAGTATGCTTTAGTACTTCTTGCGGAGTCAGTAGAATACAATGTATACACTGCGCAAACATACGAATATGTCGTCGGGCAAAGTCGTTCAGCACGAGTATCACGTCAGCCTACATTAGGTTCGTTGTTCTTGTCGCAGAACGGTTCTACTTGGACTCCCGATCAGACTAAAGATTTGATGTTTAACTTATACCGTGCGGACTTTGAAAGTGCCGGTGTACTGGAACTGAAGAATAGTGAACTACCTAAAGTTACATTGGACATTAATCCATTCGAAACTACCCTAGGGTCTTCAATTGTATTCGTACATCACGAAGGACACGGATTCTCTAATAATGACGGTGTGCTGATTTCAGGTGTAGCGAGTGCGGTAGGTGGTGTTATTGCTGATTCAATTAATGGATACCACAATGTAATCAATCCTACTTGGGCAGGTTACACTATCAACACGGGTGTCGCTGCGACTGCGTCTGCGGTAGGCGGTGGTTCTAATGTTGTTGCGTCCCAACAGGTAATGTTCGACCAGTTTATACCACAGGTACAGACTCTCATCCCTAACATGACTTCAATTGATTCTACTATTGAAAAAACATTAGGAGATTCTTATGGTACCACTCGTACAACTAGACCACAGAAACTAGACTATACTACTAAGTCTCATCAAGTGGTGTTGAACGAATTGAACGTGAACGATTATCCGGCGGTCATAGCAACACAAGCGAATGCTGCGGATACGTTATCTCTCACGCTAAACCTAACTACTGGTGACTCTAAAGTGTCTCCAGTCGTAGACTTACAACGTGTATCATTGATTACATTAGAGAATGTTATTGACGGATCGGACGCTGCTCAACACATCACCAAACCAGTTGCGGTTGATGAATCTTCGGTGGGGCTTAAAATCATATTCGCTGCGCATCGTGATGTTGGTGTGGAGTTTGATGTATATGTCAGAACTTCATTAACCGAAGACGCGATGTACGAAGTTGATGGCGAAGGTGTTCCGGTTATTGGTTGGAATCAGGTGACTATAGATTCACCTCTACCTACTGATGATGACCCAGAAACATATCGTGATTATGAGTACACCGTAGAAGCTGATGCGTTTAACGTCTTCCAGATCAAGATTGTTATGTCAGCAACGAACTCATCTAAATCACCGACGATAACCGACCTTCGCGCTATTGCGTTGGTAATATAATGTCGCAACGTTTGCGGGTTGAAGGGTATAATAACTTAGTAAAGGATGGTCGATCAGGGGCCATCCTAAATACAAACAGAACCGAAATAACCAGAGCAAGGGCACAGCAAAAAGTAATAAAAGAAAAGGATGACACTATCAACACGCTCTCAAAAGAAGTTGTGGGTTTAAAGCAAGATGTGTCAGAAATAAAAGAATTACTTTTTCGACTAATAGAGGGTAAGGCAACCAATGAGTAATATACAGTTAATTAATCTAGCAGATAATATTAACGCTGCGATTTTAAAAATTAATGACAACTTTCAGTTAGTAGATAGTAGCTCTATTGATGTTAATGAGCTCACTACTATTGTTAATGGTATCCTTGACTCAGATTACTTTCTATCGGTCATTAACCAAGAATATCTAGACCAGTTCGACCTTAGCGTTGATGTAAGTTATCTGGATTCTGATATCGCAGCGAACGCAAGTGGACTACTTCAGTTGACATCACGAGTTGATGTTAATAGTGATGGGATAACTAGTTTATCGCAAGCTATCACGGAGACTAACGCATCCATCGAAAACTTGGTTCTGGATGGTGTGGACTCTGACCTACTTGCGGACGCAATTGCGAATGCCACCAATACTCTCATATCAAGAGTCAATGCGAACAGTGATGAGATACATATTCTTGCTGGTGCTATCGACTCAGTGGAATCCAGTTTACTTTTAGCTAACAGTGACCTTGGCGACTTAATTCAGTTAAACACTTCAGGTATAAGTCAGTTAACAACACGTACCGACGTGAACAGTGATGGTATTGTTACCACTATATCGAGATTGGATTCAATTGGTCTAACTTTGGATCAGTTTATTGCCGGTGGTATTGAGTTTACCCCAGAACAAATTGAAGCAGCATTGGCAACAGGTCTTGAGGATTTATATGCTCGACTTGATGCGGACAGTGACAAGTTAGTTGTTGAAGCGGGTAAGGTCGTTGAGTTACAAACCGACTTAATTATATTAGATTCTGATCTTGGTGCTAGAATAGATGCGGAGACTGACGCACGAGAACTTCTCGCGACTTCTGTATCATATAATGGTGGTCAGGTTACATCGCTTTCAGCAAAAACTCTACAACTAGACAATGCTGTTTTCATTAGAGATTTACAAGGTAATATCACAACAACTGCGGTTGCTCAAGCAACTAGTGATCTTGTTACTCAGATTGAGACAGTAGACGACCGTGTGACTTCGGTTCGATCAGAACTGATAACAGACTTAAATGCCGCGATTGATTCTGATATTGCCGCAGTAAGACAAGAGTTCTCTGCGTTTGTTGATAGTGCTGGTACTACTACCGCATTGTGGACACTAGACCTTCTTGCGGGAACAGAAGCTAATCCACGAGTTGCGGGTATTAAGTTTGGAAATGATGGCGCAACTGCTGACTTCACACTTACTGCTGACACTTTCAGATTTGTTAACGCAAATAACAATGAAGTTCAACCATTCACGATTGATGGTAATGAAGTATTATTATCGAATGCCAAAGTTACAGGATCACTAGATATAGGTACTAGCCAAACTGGTGAAAGAATGGAACTCACTAATAACGTTATCAGCATCTATGATGGTAATAACACAAGGAGAGTTATAATGGGATTCTTAGGCTAGTATATTATCCCTCTGGACAACAAGTAGATTATACACGATGTTTTATGTTTTGTCAAGTCATAATTTGTATTCTTTAGCTAGACAATTTGATACGTTACCTAAAGACAATACTACAGTAATAATTAATACGTTAGACAGTACGTTTTCAGAACAAGCAAAGTCGTACTGCGAAGATAACAATATCCGTCACATGATAACAGAGAGTGATGGTACTGCCGCAACTGGAAAGAATAGTTTTTTAGATATATTCGAAAAAGACGGAGTTCCTTATGCGGTATTAGTTGATGGTGATGACTACTTGACACGAAGGGGTGTAAGGTGTTATACTGAGTTGTTGAATAGAGATGACGCACCTGACGTATTAGCGTTAAGTAATGCTCTCTCTATAGGATTCGGAGATAAAAATTCCATAGCTAGGGCGTTAGATGACAGTAGATTGAGTCTCAACCCCAAAGAACTCACGTCTAAATATGGACAGTTCGCCGAAGTATCTGACTGGAGTGAACTAGGTAAGGGAGAGATGGTAGTAGACTTGATGTTAAGAAATGGGATGCATACTCCAGATTTGGAGATTCGAGCGTTTCAATCATATATCAAGGACTTAGAATACGGAATGGGTATGGATGCTATTGCTACACGAATAACATTTATGTCTAGAAAGGTTATTCCATATAGGTTTAAGAATTTAGTGGTTGGTGAGGATACTCTCCAATACTTAGAATTAAAAGATGCTCACGAAAAGGGTGAGTTGACTATGGTGGTTCATGACGAGACAAAACCGACATACATGTATGATTCAAGATTGTCTGGAATTGCCACAGTAGAAAGCGCAAAGAATAATGGTCTAGGTTTTTTAAACTGGATGAAAGAACTTGCGAAAGAAATAACAAAATTAAAAAACGAAAACAGGTTACACTCTAGTAGGGTACCTGTTATGGAGTTGTAGGGATGAGTTACGGTTTAAAATGTTATACCGCAGGCGGTTATCTATCATTTGATGCTGACCAGATGGACACGTTCGTCCGTGTTATTACTTCAGGTAGTGTGTATTTAAATAATGGAGAATCTATAACTATAGACGCTCCAGGCTTACGTTATGCGTATACATTATGCGGAACTGCTCCATATGCAGAGTTCTCTCACTCTGTTGAAAAAAATATATCTGCCGGAACTTTTACTATTACTAATCTATCCGCAGCATCTACAATCGGTTATCTTGCTTACAAGATATAGGGTATAATATAATGGCATATGGTTTACAAATAAAGAATCCCGATGAAGATATCCTATTTGATAGTAATGAAGTTGGTCGTGGAACTGTTACTGTAAGTAAAGGGTATATAGCATTTAACACCGGTCTTACCGTTAAGGCGGGACAGTTAGTACTATTTAACATCGGAACACTACCTTTGGGTAGCAAAATCGAGATAAGCGCCACTAAAACTTGGTTATATGGTGATGTTTTTTCAATCTCCTTCTTCCCTGTAAATAGCGGTGGGTCGCCCGGCGTTACGGGAGTGAACTACGCTGTACTAGAAGATATGGCGACACTACCTAAATCGGGTAACTTCGGTTTAGTCTGTAAAACTGGCGCATATGTAACTTCTTTCGATAGTCGTATGTTTCAAACTACCGATGAAGGTGAAGTTTACATTGATAAATACCAATCTTACATGTATCCGCTTGGTCATGGTATTTATATAACTGCTCCTTATAGTGCAGAAGAATGGATTAGCGCAGCGCAACTAGAGTTTACTAGTGTAACAGGCTATACAAGAACCTTCTCTATATTGTTCAGCAACTCAGGCTCGCCCGGCACTCAAATCTTCTACGGGGGTAGCAGCTTCGTCGGTCACATATATGAGCATTCATCGGGTAGTGGATCCTATAATGTATCATACATCGGTGGTTACAGTGGAAGAACTTATACGCAATCCCTCGCCCCCTATGTTGTGGGTAAAACCCACCTTGGCGTAGAATAACATAATTTAAATTGGAGAAAATATAACATGAGCGACAACGAAAGAGGGGTTAGCCCTATAGTAGCACTTCACGATGAAAATGGAGTGATTAAAAGAACGGATTTAGATAATGGCATTTATCCCGAAGATGGTGTTACTGACCGTAATGGTCATATAATTCACCGTATCTATGAATGTGCCGGTAGTGTAGCATTAGAAGAATTTGTAAACACTCATGTATGGGATGACGAATTGGACGAATGGTTGACTGTTGACCGTCGACCTAATTATCATTCATTCTGGGATAGAAGTGTAACACCCGCGAAGTGGACATGGGACAAAGAAGTTATCAAGGGCGAGATTCGCGCTCAAAGAGATATTAAACTTCTCCATACTGATTGGGCTATGCTACCTGATGCTCCACTTTCAGCTGAAAAACGACAACAATACATTGATTACCGTCAAGCGTTAAGAGATATCACTGATACAGTAGACCTAACCGTAGTAGACTCCGTAGATAAAGTTGTTTGGCCTCAAGAAGTTTAACTTATTATACGAATCTAGATAAACCCACTTATCAACCCGTACAAAAGAATTCTTATAAATACGAGAAAGTCTTAAAATTATGGGATGATAAGTGGGTTTACACATTTCATAATCTTATAAATAACAGTGTTATTAGCAATTAATTTCAACTTAACAAAAAGAGAGCGATAATTGTGTCAGCATCGAGCATCCCATTAAAAATTAAAAATTCGAATGGTGACCTACAGGAATTCACTCCTACGGAAGAGAACTATCTTGCGTATGCGGTGGGACAAGCACTAGCATCTTCTCCTTCAAGTGATACGGGTCAAATTACTTTGACCGGTGATATGAGTATTGGTACATTTATTGATACTTTTTTCAATGAAGCAACGGGTACGCACCCTGCTTCTCAAATCACTTCCGGTTCTACCACTACTACGTTATATCAAAATGGTGGAACCGCGAATGAAGTAGGTGCGAACTTTGTCCGTCCAGTAGGATACTACGATACCTCAAATCCCGGCTTCTACGAAATGGTAGATGGTGATTTGAATAATCTTGCTAATCGAGTTCTAAGTAATCTTGCTCAAAATGATTACGTAGGTACTTTCAGATTAGCAGCATCTTCGCCTGGCGTAGACTATATTCAGTTTATTCCTAACGTATTCAAGGATACAAGGGGAGATGGAACCGAAACTCAATACAGTATCTATATAAGAAACAATATGACCGCAATTGCTGCGGTTCGTCCAGTTTCAACATCATATGATGTCAGCGGTAACTTCACTGGTTTCCGAGAAATGACTGATGATCAAATCCAGTTCACTCTTGGTCAGAGAATTAAAACACTACGCGCAACCGCAGGCAACATTGGTTCTTATCAATTGCGTTCATCTTCACAAGGTGTACCAACTGCCCCAGGCACTTGGAAGGCTGTAGGTACCGCACTAAACACTAAAAGAAATACCGCAGAAGTTTCATATGCTAGAACACGTAATAGTGCTTATACTCGTGCTCGTATTTCTTCTTATACTCGTGACCGTAACTCAACATTTAGTAGGGTTTCTACTCGCGTTAGTACTCAAGACTTCGCTGGCAACTATGTCGGCAATTATACTCGTGACTTTGCTGGCAACTATAGCCGCAACTTCGCTGGAGAATATGTTGGAGATTTCACGGGTAATTACTCTCGTGACCGTCAGTCAACTTATTCACGTGACCGCATAACTAACTTCTCTCGTACATTTACTGGCGAATATGTATTGAACCGTCAGTCAACCTACACTCGTGTTAGGTTACAGGGATTTGTTGGTAACTTTACTGGTTACTATGCCCGCGCACGTGTGTCTACATTCGCTCGTAACCGTATTACTAATTTCACTGGTGTGTTTACACGTACTCGTCCGTCATCCTATACTCGCGGCCGTGTATCAACTTACGCAGGCACATATGCTCGTACTCGTGTTTCCTCATATTCAGGAACATACTCGCGTAACCGTGTAAGTTCTTATGCGGGAACATACTCGCGTAACCGTGTTTCTGCTTACGCAGGCACATATGCTCGTACACGTTCTTCTGCTTATTCTGGTGTTTATGCTCGTACACGTGTTTCTACTTACTCAGGCACATATGCTCGAGACTTTGTAGGTAACTATTCTCGTTCATTCTCTGGCCAGTATGCTGGTGCGTTTACTCGTACACGTCCTTCATCGTTCTCAGGAACATATGGTCGTACACGTGTTTCTGCTTACGCCGGAACATATGCTCGTAACTTTGCCGGTAACTATACTCGCGGTTTTGTAGGAAACTACACCGGAGAGTTTACTCGTGCTCGTGGTTCAACGTTCTCAGGTACTTATTCACGTAATCGTGTTTCTGCTTACGCTGGAACATATGCTCGTAACCGTGTTTCAACTTATTCTGGTGTTTATTCGAGAACTCGTACTTCAGCATACTCTGCTGATTACACAAGAACTCGTATCACTGACTATACTCGTGACCGTGTAACTAATTTCGCTGGTATTTACTCAAGAGCTCGCGTATCTGCTTATGTTCGCAATCGTGTAACTAACTTTGCCGGTAACTTCGTCGGTAACTATGCTAGAAATTTTGTCGGAGACTATGCTAGAAATTTTGTCGGAGACTATGCTCGTGCTTTTGCTGGCGACTTCGTTGGTAACTATGCTCGTACATCTACTCGTACATCTGCTCGTACTCGTTACTCAGCTTACGCCAGAACACGCATCACTAACTATGTTGGTGACTTTACTCGCGATTCTACCATAACTTCAACACGAACTCGTTATTCAGCTTACGCCAGAACACGCATCACTAACTATATTGGTGACTTTGCTCGTGATCGTGTAACTAACTTTGCGGGTAACTTTGTAGGTAATTATGCTACTACCTTTACTGGTGACTTCGTAGGTAACTACGCGACTACCTTTACTGGCGACTTCGTAGGTAACTACGCGACTACCTTTACTGGTGACTTCGTAGGTAATTATGCTACTACCTTTACTGGTGACTTTGTAGGTGATTATGCCCGAAACTATGTCGGCGACTATGCTGGTGACTTCGTAGGTAATTATGCCCGTACTCGCATAACTGATTATACTCGTACCCGTGGTTCTGCTTACGCACGTACTTCTACACGTACTCGTTACTCAGCTTACGCTCGTAATGCAATTCAGACTTCAACTCGTACGCTAGCTTATACTCGTGTATTGTATTACGCAGGAAACTTTGTCGGTAACTATCTCCGACCTGTAACATACACTGGTAACTATACTCGTGGCGTAACATACACTGGTAACTATACTCGTGGCGTAACATACACTGGTAACTATAGTCGTCCCGTAACATATACTGGTAACTATACTAGAGTTGATACATACACTCGTGCTCCCTCATTTATCGGAGACTATGTCCGTTATTCAAACCCATACAATACCATGATATCTTATATGGGTAACTATACTAGTACGACATCTTATATTGGTAACTATAGTCGTTCAAGCGCGGCGACGGCGGCTTACTCACGCACTGCCGGAACTTATGCGCGATATCAGGGATATTGGCAGTACTACACCCTGACTGTGTACTACACGCGTGTAACAGGGTACTTCATTACTTCTTATACTCGTACATCAACAGCAACAGTTGATTATACTCGTACCCGTCTCGTATCTGCAGCAGAGTACTATACTCGTACCCCAGTGTATACCGGTAACTATACGCGTACCGTTGATTACACACGTGCTCGTGCCGCAACAGAAACATATACACGTGATCGTGCCGCAACATTAGATTACACACGTGCTCGTGCCGCAACATTAGATTACACACGTGCTCGTGCTGCGAATGAAGATTACACACGTGACCGCGTGACTGATTTTACTGCTACCGGCTATTATACTCGTGTTGGATACTACGCTGGCGACTACATTGGTGACTATGCTCGTGGTTATGCTGGCGACTTCGTTGGTAACTACGCAAGAGACTTCGTCGGTAATTACGTTGGTGACTTCGTTGGTGAATATGCTCGTACATCAACACGTACATCAACACGTACTCGTCCATCAGCATACTCTCGTACACGTGTTACTCCTTACGTGGGTGACTTTACTCGTACACGCATCACCAACTATGTTGGTGACTTTGCTCGTACACGTGTTACTAACTATGTTGGTGACTTTGCTCGTACACGTGTTACTAACTATGTTGGTGACTTTGCTCGTGATCGTGTAACTAACTTCGCAGGAAACTTCGTCGGTAACTACGCAACTACTTTCACTGGTGACTTCGTTGGCAACTATGCTCGCGGCTTTGCGGGTGACTATGCCGGTAACTATATTGGTAACTACGCAACTACTTTCACTGGCGACTACGTTGGTAACTATGCTCGTGCCTTCGCAGGTGACTTTGCTGGTGACTTCGTTGGTGAATATACTCGTACATCTACACGTAGTCGTGTTTCTGCTTATGCCCGTACTCGTGTTTCTGCTTATGCCCGTACTCGTGGTAGCGCATACACTCGTGATCGTATAACTGACTTTGCCGGTGACTTTGCGGGTAACTACGCAAGAACATTTGCTGGCGAATATGCTCGTAACTACGCGGGTAACTTTGCCGGTAATTACGTCGGTGACTTTGTGGGTAACTACGTCGGTAACTACGCACGTGACTTCTCTGGTCAATATACTGGAGTTTACTCTCGTGGTTTCGCTGGCGAATATGCTGGTACTTACTCACGCGGTTTCTCTGGACAATATACTGGCGTATATGCTACCTCTTATACTGGTAACTATAGTCGTGATTTCGCGAGAACTCGTGTTTCTGCTTATGCCCGTACTCGTGTTTCTGCTTATGCTGGTACTTACTCACGTAATTTTGCGGGTGAATACACTGGTGCGTATGCTACTTCTTATGTTGGTAACTATGCTCGTGACTTCTCAAGAACTCGTGTAGAGACTTATTCCCGTACACGTCCATCGTCGTACACTGGTACTTACTCTCGTGGATTCGTTGGTGAATATACTGGTACTTACTCACGTGGTTTTGTAGGCGAATACGCTGGTACTTACTCACGTGGATTCGTTGGTGAATATACTGGTACTTACTCACGTGGATTCTCTGGTCAATACACTGGTGTTTACTCACGCAATTTTGCGGGTGAATACGCTGGTACTTACGCAAGAACATTTGCGGGTAACTACTCACGAGACTACGCTGGTAACTATACTCGTGATTTCGCAGGCGATTTCGCAGGTAACTACGCAAGAACATTTGCTGGCGAATATGCCGGTGCGTACACAACTGAATTCGTAGGTGACTTTACTGGTAACTACGCAAGAACATTTGCGGGCAACTATATCCGTAACCGTGTTTCTGCTTACGCCGGTAACTTCATTGGTAATTACACTCGTGGATTCTTAGGTGAATATACTCGTAACTCAACTGATACTTTCAGCCGAGTTCGAGTGTCTGCTTACTCGCGACTACGTACTTCAGCATACTCTGCTGATTACACTCGGGTTCGTACATCATCATATGCTGGCGACTTCACTGGTGACTATGCTCGTGACTTCACTGGTAATTACTCAAGAGACTTTGCTGGTAATTACTCTCGCGCATTTGTTGGTGATTATGTTGGTACCACAATTCAATCGTCTTACTCGACAGTTGAAGCATATACTTTATATGTAAGAACCGCATAATATTTGACAACAGACTGATATTAGTGTATAATGGTTAATAAATTGGGTGGGTCAGAAATGGCCCACTTATTTTTATCATATATAATACTGAATTGAATTTAATACCCCTTTTGGAGAATGAATAGATGAGTTACAGAAAGTGGATGGACAATGCTTTTTGGGAAACAGACGCAAAAGATAAGTTGAACTGTATCCTAGAAATGGAAGATGATGTTGGAAGAGTAACAAGGCAAGTAATGTTACTGAACCGTGTAGATAAAGACGGTAATCCAAATGAGTTGTTTGATGAAGTCATCGGGTCTGTAGGTGAAGATAACATTGATAAAGAAACAACTAATCGGGTAACACGCAAAAATGCCGAGCAAGAAGAAGAAAAGCAGCGCGAACTAGAACACCAGAAGGCGCGTAAGTTAGAGAAACTCTTCAATTATAAATTAGAAGCATTTGAGGTTGATGAGATTAAAGCCTCTAAGAACCGCAAATTAAAAGGAAAGTTACGTCGTGCGAAGTCTCGTATCGAAGTAGACTTGTACTCTATTCTCATTCTACAGGAATCTCTGGAAGGGACTGAGTAATGGAGAAGACCAAAGGGTTCGTAATTGTAGCATCAAATAAACCTAACTTTTATTTGTATGCTCTTAACCTCGCAGAAAGTCTAAGAGACTTCTATGAGGATTGTAAAATCTGTCTCGTGACAGAAGAAAAATATATTGACGAACGTGGTTATGATGTTGCCGATGATGTTATTATCTGCGACAACCATTATCGTGCTAAGTTATGGGGTATGGCACGTTCGCCATATGACATAACAATGTATATTGATGCTGACATGGAATGTGAGCACGAAGACATCATCAAGGTATGGGATGAGATGAAAGACTACGATGTGGTATTCTCTGAACTGACTGATGATCGCGACTACATTTATGCGGAACGTGATTTCTCCACACCAGAAGGTATGGCTAAATTTACTCTTTGTGGTGGGGTATGTTTGTATGATATGACTAAACCAATCGTCCGCGAATTTATGCAGGATTGGTGGGATTTAACATACAAGCAAATGAATGATACTTGGTGGCCCGAAGGTTATATTGATTCTCTAAAGTCTTGGGATCAGTTCTCCCTCTGGTGGTTGACCGAGAAAGAAGAAAAATATAAGGATCTCAAAGTTGGTATCTTCGATGACGACTTGAGATGGAATTATTACAATGCCTTCAACTGGGCAAGAACTAAACCTGAGACAGGGCCCGTGATTTTACGTCACTTCTCTGCTGGTTTAAATAAGGACACACCAATCGTATGACACAGGTAAACGACCAATATCTAAAGCATATCGACGTTAATAATCCAGAACTTCTGGAGATACTTGGGGAATATGCTAAACTTCATACTTGGGCTGGTTTTGAAAAGAACTGCCACTTGAATGGAGCAGAACATATTCGCCAGCGTAGTTACTACGTCGGCGCGCCATATATGAACGAAATTCTTGACCAGAAGACTGCTCATGAAGGGTTCCCTGACCAACTAGTAGGATATAACTTCAAGTTATCCGAACGGGCTCACTCAATGTTTGAGGGTGATGCTGACCCTATCTTTAAAAGAGACCTCACTAGACACCTAGGTGAGTTGAATGATAGGATGATGAACTTCTTATCAGTTAAACATAACGCATTGTGCGCAGTATACCCGCCAGGCGGATATATCTCTTGGCACAATAATGCTAACGCTCCGGGCTTCAACCTAATCTTCTCTTATTCTGGAGATGGTTCTGGTTACTTTGATTACATTCATCCTGAAACTAAGGAAGTTGTTCGTTGCCAAGACAAGCCCGGCGTGTGGACTTGTAAAGCCGCATACTTCGGACACTACCGTGAACCAGAAACCCTTCTTTATCACGCAGCTGCTGCCGATACTGACTGGCGTTGTACAGTATCTTATGTATTTGATACTACTGATGGTTCAGATGCTCTACGTGATCTAGTATTGGAAGACATTGCGTCTGCTGAATAAATCATGTTTGCTAATTCTTAAGGCTTCAGATTGTTATAAATAGTACTAGATAATTTTACTAATACAATCTGAGGTTTTAGGGATGGCAGCTTACGAAGATTTTACAATAGACCAAGGCACAGATATTGCTTTTCAGATAGAGCTTACTGAAGCTGATGGTTCTGTGAAAGATTTAAGTGCTTATACTGTATCCGCCAAAATGAAGCGGAACTTCAACAGTAAAGACGAAGACACTATCGAGTTCTCTGCGATGGTCGCTGACCCGTCATCCGACGGTATCCTAGTATTATCCCTCACAAATGAGCAGACTGATGCCCTATCTACCCGTGGTAGGTACGTGTATGATGTCGAAATAACCTATATCGATGCGAACGGATATCCCGTAGTAGAGCGTATTTTAGAGGGGAAAATTAAAGTATCTCCTTCGGTAACAAGGTAAACATACATGCCTATTCGCAAAGTTTCTATATCTAATGGCGGCACAACTCATATTAATACGAGTGCCTCCACTAGTTCTGGTACTCAAGTTAAAAGAGTTACTTTAGGTAGACCTGTACAGAGAGTCACTGCTACTGGAAGTAGTATCGGTGGACTTTCTGACATTAATTTTGAATCTCCACATCCAGAGGATGGAGATGTTCTAGTGTACCACGGCACTGATGAAAAGTGGCACGCTCAAAAACTTTTAGACAAACAAGTGATCAATGGGGGTCAATACTAAATGGCGTCAATAATAAGAATTAAACGTTCCGGTGTAGCGGGGAATCCATCTGTCCTCGCACAGGGTGAACTCGCCTATTCATATCTAGCAAATAATGGGGCGAATGGTGGTGATCGATTATATATTGGCACTGGCACAGAAACAAACGAAGATGCGGTCAACCATACCGTCATAGGTGGTGCGTATTACGTCAACCTATTACACGGTGAAGGTGCTGCGCAGTATGGTAGTAACTTACCTAACAAAGCGCTCATCGTCGACTCAGACGGTGCGGTAGACTTTTTAAAGGTAGGAACCCCAACTGATCCCAGTCATGTAACAAACAAAGCATACGTTGACGGGATACTATCTGCGCAAGAGTTGGGGTCTAACTTCTTATTCTCTGGTGACAGTGGTTCTGGTAGTATTTTCCTAGCAACCGAAGCAATCACCTTTGCCGGTGGTCGTGGTATTACTACCCTTGCGGACTCAGATGCTAACTCGTTAACAGTTAGTCTGGTACCCACTGGAGTTACTGCGGGAGACTACGGTTCTCAGACTGAAATCCCAACCTTTACTGTTGATTCAGACGGTCGTATTACTGCGGCTAGTACTGTAAATATTGGTACTAACCTAACAGTAAATGGCGACAGTATTTCTCTGTTGGATTCAGACCTAACGTTTAGTGGTTCTGATAACGTCAATGTAGCATATGACACAGCAACAAACACTGTCAATGTTTCACTAGAACCTAATGTTCTTGACCTCAATTCAATAGAAGTTGGTAACCTAAAACTAACAGGTAACACACTATCTTCTACTGATAGTTCCAACACCCTATACATTGACCCTGCTCCGACAGATTCGGACGGTGGTACATTAGTAATCCGTGGTGACCTTGTTGTTCAAGGTACCCAGACAATAATTAACTCGACAGTAATGTCGGTTAATGACCTTACACTTACTCTTGCTGATGAAGCATCCACCCCAGCGGAAGCTGATGGTGCTGGTATCTTTATTGCGGGTGCTGATGTATCAATAGTATACAACGCATCCAAAGACCAGATAGATATCGACAAAGGACTTAATGTTCTTGCTCCACTATCTATTAATGATGTAGAGATCGGTGAATTCATCGATGATAAAGTTGCTAACCTCTTAACTGCTGGCGAAGGTATTGATCTAACATATTCCGATGAAACCAATGAATTAATCATTGCTGCGGAATTAGCAACAAACTCTAATGCGGGTGTCGCATCTTTCGACTCTGCCCAGTTTGCGTTAAACGCAGGCGCGGTAACCATTACGCATTTAGACGGTGGAACTTATTGATATAAATAAGCATTAAGTAGATCATATATTTTATGGTTTTAGCTAGTCGCCTTATATAAGGTCGAGTGAAAGAGGAAGCCAACATTGGCACGTAACGTAGATATTCGTTTAAGACGAAGTGCTGTCGCAGGCAACGTCCCAACGATAGAGCAGTTGAACCTCGGTGAGTTAGCAGTAAACACCGCAGATGGTAAACTGTACTTAAAAAGACAGTACGATGGTATTGAACAGGTTATTGAAGTCGGTGGTGACGCACGATCCGGCTTAGTAAGTACTTTCAATACGTATATCTACACGTCTGACGGAACGCTATTGACGCTCTCCGGAGCAGACGATTACGGAAATTATCTTTCATACGACCTTGCTTCCCCCCGAAGAATTCAAGTATACCTCAACGGTGTTTTACTACACCAAGGTATAGACTATACAGCAGCTGATGGTTCCTCTATAACCTTCGCCTTTCCTATTGGCGTAGATCAAGTAGTTCAAGTTGCGGCATATAACTCAGACGGTGCGTCCATTGACGCAGACCTCATACTAGACGATGGATTTTCGTTTACCGTTGGTACCGATGAAGAGACTAAGTTCTATCATAATGGTACCAACACGATTTTAAAACATCTTGGTTACAACGGTGGGGATTTAAAGATCCAATACCGCGATAGTGACCGTATTGATGTTGATAGTGCTGGAGTAAATATATTCGGCGACTTCCGTCTTAATGGCGAATCTGTTGTTACTCTAGCGGATGTTATTAATACCATCAATACTGAGGTTGACACTGGATTTGTTGAAGCACTGAATATAAGTGCTGCCTCCGTATCTTATGTACCTGATAGTGACATGATTGCTACCAACGTTCAGGATGCGATTGATGAACTACATAGTACCAAACTAGACATTTCTGCCCTTAACGCCTCTATTGTATTATATCCAACGACCACTACTATTGCTGTTGACGGTATATACACGAAGATGGTCACTTCTATCGGTGACTCAGATTTTAATGCCGTTGCTGTAGATATCAACACTGGAACCATATCTGGGGCCGATCAGTTGATTGCGTCACTTGCTACGGAACAGGGTGTATTAATAGGTAACACTGGTGTTATTAACATTCATACTGTTGGTAACGTGAGAGTTAATCCAGATGGCTCTGGCGGTTCAGCATCATTCTATTTCGAAGTATATAAAAGAAGTGCTGCTGGTGTAGAGACTTTATTATCTACTTCATCAACCACAAGCAAAATTTCTCTAGATACTTATGGTGAGTTTTACGCAGATGCGTTATTACCAGCAACTGATTTCACCGCAACTGACCGTGTAGTAATAAAATACTATGGTAATGAAATTACTGGTAATGTTAACACTACATATGATTTTCAGTTTGGTGGTACATCTCCTGTACGGTCTAATTTTCCAGTACCCGTATCTGTAATACCACAGAATGTACTGGAGGCCTTGTCAGGGGGTTCTGGTATTGACTACAGCTCTGCGACAGGTGTCATCTCAGTAGATAATACTATTGCGACTAAGACCTATAGCGAGTTGTACGCGCACTCTGCGGCAGACTCTGCGGCATCGGTCGTATTGCTCGCTGCTAAATCTTATGCTGTAGAACAAGACTCTGACACTCTAGTATTAGCAAAATCTTATGCGTCTTCAAATGATGCGATTACATTACAATCAGCAAATGACTACGCAGAAAGTCAAGATGTTATAAATCTTCAATTAGCTAAAGATTATACTGAACTATATACAGACTCGGCAGTCTTACTAACACTAAACTCAGCAAACGTTTATACCGACAGTTCAGTATCAAACATTCAACTGGTTTTAGAGAACTACACTAACTCTGCTATATCTGCCGCCTTAATAACGGCAGACGCCGCTGCGGTAACATACACCGACAGCGCAATTAGTATTGCTATATCAAATCTTATCGATGGCGCGCCTCAAGTACTTGATACTTTGAATGAAATATCGGCAGCCTTAGGTGACGACTCCGACTTTATCGGAACAGTACAAAACTGGATTAATCAAAAGTTAGACGCTAACGCCACAACAGATGTTATAGAAGAAGGCGTTAATAACTTATACCTTACAGAAGAACGTGTAAGACAATCATTATCTGTGTCTAATGGGTTATCATTCAACCCATCTACAGGTGAATTCGGTATTGACAGTTCGGATGATGTAACCTTCTCATCTGTTACAGCTGCGACTTTTGTAGGTAATCTACAAGGTAATGCGGACACTGCGACAGATGCAGACCAACTCGACGGGCAACATGGTTCATATTATAGAGTTAATATTTACGATATAAATGGAACTTTAGTTAACTAGAACTTCATATCAGAAAATCTATTTATTATAAATAACATCATATATTAACTCTAATAAAATAGATGACACATCACTATGATCAACGGAAAATCTTTTAACAGGGTATTTGCTGAGAGCTTATTTAATCTAGCATCTCAGAAAAAATCTAAAGTTGAAGAATCGCCTGGCTCAGAGACGGAGATATTCGAACTTATCGAAGGTACTTCTTCTTCCACCAATGACAACTCAATCATACCTGAAGCACAACATATTATTGCTGACGGTGAAACCGCGATATTTACATTAAATGCTGCTCCTTCTAGGGCGGATCTTGTAGATGTTTGGGTGAATGATGTTCTTCAACACCATGTTGAGACATATGACACTATTGGTGATGTCATTCAGTTCAGTGAAATCCCCCCGCAAGGGACGGACATTTATATTAAATTTCGTTAGTATATTATTAAACGTTTAAACACAATCCTAACTAAAACCTCATGGAGATTACTCAATGTCATTTAGACAAATTAAATCACCAGCATTAGCAGATCGGTCTATAATTAGTACCAAACTAGACTCAAGTGCTGTTACGGGACAAACCCTTCTTACCGGAATGGCCAATCCTGCAGATTGCTTTACGCTGCTATACGATGTAGGTTCTGACTCGCTTAAGAAAATTAGTACTGCGGCATTCTTCGGAAGCTTTGATACTGACGACTTGGCAGAAGGTTCCAAACAGTACTTTACACCGCAACGCGCTCAAGACGCTGTTGCCGCAGATATTGCTTCTGCTGTTGCTGTAGAAACTGCTCGTGCTACTGCTGCTGAAGGTGTTAACGCAACTTCAATCGTAACTGAAACAAATCGTGCTACCGCTGCTGAAGTTGCTAACGCAACTGCTATTTCAACAGAAACAAATCGCGCAACTGTTCGCGAAAACGCAATCGAATCCGCATACCAGACAGCTGACGCTGCCTTATCAGTTCGTATTGATAACATTCTAACAAATACTGATTCTGACGCACTTAACTCTCTAGCAGAAATTGTTGTTGCTTTCCAAAACGCTGATAGTGTATTGACCGCGTCTACTATTGCTAACTCTAGTGCTATCTCGGGTGAAGTCGCTCGCGCCACTGCTGCTGAGACTGCTAACGCAACTGCTATCGCTAGTGAAGTAACTCGCGCAACTGGCGTTGAAGCTGGTCTACAGTCTTCAATCACTAGTGAAGCGGCAACTCGTTTGGCTGCCGATGGTGCTCTTGACGCTCGTTTGACTGTTGCTGAAGGTGATGTAAGTTCACTAGAAACTGATCTTGCCGCAGAAATTTCTCGCGCTGGTCAAGCAGAACAAGTTAACGCATCTGGTCTTGCTGCGGAAATCGTTCGTGCGACTGGAGCAGAAGCTGCTAACGCTACTAACCTTCAAGCAGAAATCACTGCTCGTGCCGCTGCTGACACTTCAGTCCGCGTTGACATGACTTCATTGATTACTAATGGTGATGCTGCAACTCTTGTATCTGCTAAAGCAAATGACAACCTACTAATCGGTGACGCATCTGTCGACGGTTCTTCAGGTAATACTGTTACTGATCGTGTTAGTTCAGCAGTTGCTACTGAAACAACTCGTGCGCAGGGTCAAGAATCTGCTATTCGTAGTGAATTTGCTCTTGCCGATAGTGACCTTCAATCAGGTCTAGACGCAGAAATCGCTCGTGCTACTGCTGCTGAAGGCGTTAATGCTTCCGCAATCTCTACAGAGACTAGTCGTGCGACTGGTGAAGAAAGTCGAATCGAAGCGAAATTGGACAATGTTATTGCTAACACTGATCCCGCCGCTCTTGATTCATTGACTGAAATCGTTGCTGCGTTCGTATCTGCTGACTCTGATATGTCTGCGTTGATCGCGTCAAACACTGTAGCAATTAATGCTGAAGCTGGTGTTCGCGCATCTGCGGACTCAGTACTACAAACTAATATCACAACTGAAGCATCAACTCGCTCAGGTGCTGATACTACTTTACAATCTAATATTACTGCTGAAGCAACTGCTCGAATTGCCGGTGATGCCGCAACTCTTGTATCTGCCCAAACAGATGCGACTTCTAAAGCAGACGCTGCTGAAGCTGCCGCTATCGTTCACGCAGACGCACAAGACACCGCACTTATCGGTGACGCATCTGTTGATGGTACTGTTGGTAATACTCTTACTGCTCGTATCGCAACTGCTAAATCTCAAGCATCTACTTACACTGACACAAAGGTTTCTGCTGAAGCAGCAACTCGTTTGGCAGCTGATAACGCATTGTCTCTACGCGCATCTGCATTAGAAGGTGATGTTTCAACTCTTCAAGGTGAGATGGATACTGTTGAAGCAGACATCCTTGCTGAGACTGCTCTACGTGTATCTGGAGACGCAAGTGTTCAGGCAGGTCTTGCTGCAGAAATCACTCGTGCTACTGCTGCGGAAGGTGTTAACGCATCAGCAATCCTAGCGGAAACTACTCGTGCTACTGCGGCAGAAGTTGCTAACGCAACCGCAATCTCTAACGAAGTAACTCGCGCATCTGGTGTCGAAAGTGGACTACGTGTTGATGTAGACGCAAACACTGTTACTGGTGCTGCTAACGCTGCCGCAATTAGTGTCGAGACTACTCGTGCTCTTGCTGCTGAAGCTGTCAACGCATCTGGTCTTGCTGCAGAAATCGCTCGTGCTACTGCTGCGGAAGGTGTTAACGCAACTTCAATCGCAACTGAAGCTGGATTACGTGCTGCTGGCGATGTTGCTCTACGTACTGACGTTGACGCGAATGCCCTATCAATCTCTGGTGTTGACTCTGATCTTTCTGTTGAAATCGCTCGTGCTACTGCCGCAGAAGGTGTTAACGCATCTGGTCTTGCTGCAGAAATCGTTCGTGCTACTGGCATTGAGTCTGGTCTACGCACTGACGTTAACACAGTAACCGGTCGTGTTGATGCTATCATCGGTACTTCTCCAGAAACTCTTGATACACTTCAAGAAATCGTTGCTGCGTTCGAAGGTGCTGATTCAGACATCCAGAACATTATCAATAACAACTCTGGTCGTTTGACTGCTGCTGAAAGTGACATCGATGCTGTTGAAGTACGCGCTACTGATTTAGAGTCACGCTCAACTGCTCTTGAAGGTCGTGCTACTACTCTTGAGTCTGTGCAATTAGCACAAGGTGGTCGTCTAACAGTTAACGAAGGTGACATTGACGGTCTAGAATCTAAAGTTGGCGTTGCCACTCTAGGTACTACTGCTACTAACCTATCTGCTGCTATCAATGAAATCCACTCTGAACTAGATGTTGAAGCTGGTAAAGTTTCTACACTAC